GTAGCAGAGACTGCCGATATCCACAAGCGACGTCCTTCAAAGTCCTGGACTTCCTGAATATTGATATTCTCGTTAGTTGGAGCAGCATCCAAACTATGTGTGACTGCAACTGACGTTGCACTCCCAGGAATAAAAGACGTTCCGCGATGCTTGGTCTTAAAGCCTTTAACGTCCTTGACAATCAAACCAACTGAACCAAAGTCCTTTAATCCGGCAGTCAAGTTGTCAAAGAGGTTAATGTCCTTAACGGTAACGTTAGTACTTGTTGCCGTGAGACTTACACCATAGCGTTGGGAAGCAGCAAAATCAACCCTCTTACCTGAGAAACCACCATTGACACGAACCTGATCACAGTAATCACCAATTGCTAGGCCATCATAGGAGTTAGAGGCTGAGACACTATTCGAAACGAAGTGACAGAAGTCAATATCAACGTTCCTAACGCCCTGCATATACAGACCTTGACGTGCATTGATAACGAAGGAACACCCAATAAATTTGATGCCTTCAACCCGTCGTGTACCTGAAGTAGCCCCTTCTATTGACATACCATGAGTGCCTTGGGAGTTGTTGATTGAACACCCTGTAAACATCACGTCAACAATCTTACCTGTAGCAGCAGCCGAACCCACGTTAAAGGTGATGCTTGATACAGTAGGCGTATCAAAGAAGACGTTAGTAAACATCATGCCTTTGACGTCTTGGCCATTGCCAGGTACCACTCTCATGGACTCAGCACCGAAGATGATCTCACCTTCATTCCACTGCAATCCGCCTACTGCATAGATGAGTACGCCTTGCACAGTGGCTGCTCCGAAAGAACAGTTCTGCATAATGACGTTTTGCCAAGGCTGAGTAGTAGTTCCTGACTCACCAATTTGAAGGCCTGTACCACCAAAGTTAGTTCTGACATTTACCAAGTAAGCATGATAGTGATTGTCCGTACCCGTCGCTAGGTAGATATTCTTGACGCAGTACTCGATATTGATCCGCTCAAGCGTAGGACGATAACAGTTACCGAGTTGAATACCAGTCGACACCCTACCAAGACCATCCGTATCACCTCGAATTGTCAGATCCGAGAAGCGGACATAGTCAGCTGTCCCTACCGTAAAGGCATTACGGGCAGATGCAAATACTGGCACGATCTTAGTAGCTTCAATACCTGCACCGACAATGTTGATGTGGTCAGTAGAGATGGTAATGGTATTGGTAATCTTATAAGTACCAGCAGGAACAAATACAGTACCACCGCCCAGAGCGTTTAATGCTGCAATAGCATTGGTAAAGGCTGTTGTGCTGTCTGCGACACCAGTCCTATCCGCTCCATAACTAAGCAGATTGATAAAGCCATTCAACTGAGCTTTAGCAGTAGTCAGATCTGTGGTATTGGTAACGATCCTATCGTCAATATCCTTATAGTCAGCAGCCACAGGAGTAACACGTACTGCAGCATTACCTGTCAACGTCATCTTCGTAGTGCCAACGACGCCATCAATCTTCGATACCGTAGGCGTGCCTCGAGTTAGCGTACCCGCAGATGAGTTATAGGTTTGGTTACGCTGTACTTCAAAGTCGCCACCTTCTTCTAAGACATATGAATACAGAGCAGCATCAATTGCTCCTGCTTCACTCATAGTCAAGAAGGCATCCGAAGCTGCTGTAGCAGACAATTGAATGCTGGTTGATTGCCCTAAGGTCGACGTCATATGATAGACGCGATTAAGATATCCGGTCATGTTACCTCCTACGAAAGGATCGTTTGTGTTCTAAGCTTGCGCCTACGAGAGTCAATCTCTCCGATATGCATCTGCATAGTCATCTGAATAGCTACAGGCAGCTCGATCTGTACACCCGTCTGAATATCTGCAGGTGCAAGTGGGACAGCATTTATTGATGGAATTACGTTGATCTCTTTGGTAATATGGCTGCCTTCAAGGATAGCATCCACACCAATTAGCGAGCTGCCAATACCACCAAGGTCGAATTGTACTTCTTCAATACCTACTCTAACAGAGACAATGCCACCAACAGGATCTGCTGCTCCCAAGTTCATGGTGAGAGCAGGCACCATAATAGTAACGTTAGCTAACCTTACATCAGGCTCTCCAAGACTAGAATAGCCTATTAGATTATATCCAAGCATTAGAGCCTCTTATGCATAGATCAGCTGCAGAATACCGATAGCATTCCAGACTATGTTGAAGTTGGTCGTATCACCAGCTTCCTGTGCTTGTCCGAAGTCAATATGCCACAGAGCATTACCCGTAGTACTGTCATAAACCAGAGCAGCATAAGCAGGTCCAATAGAACCTCCAGAAGCTGTCTCTTGTACGTCATCTGCATCTAGCTTAGCATCATTCGTACCTGTAGTAGTGATGGCTACGCCCGTAAGAGTAGGCCCGCCTTGTACCCATCCATTACCAAAGACCTCATTAGCCCTAGTAGGGCCTGCTCCAGCAACATCATCTACATTGGCATGACTTGCATCGAACGGCGCAGAGTTATTCAGTAGCATTACCTTTAAGGTAGTATAGTCCACTTCCTTGTTAAGCAGGAGCTTAGCAGTGTGGTTGTATTGATTTATTGTGATTGCCATATTACGCTCCTACGTTACGGTATCCAATGAGGTTCCCACCAACACCTGAAAGAGTAGCATCTCTAACAGTAGGTGCCCATTGAGTCAGTTCATCACCTATGTCGAAATAGATCTCGGTCAAACATTCCCAAGTCCCTACGGTTTGCCCTGCTCCAAACGTAAGGGTAGCAAATGTAGTCCCGTTCTTCTTAAAGCTATAGACCGCTGACGCAGTAGCTGCAACCTCCGCTTCGGCATGACTTTCACTTAACCCAACGGGAAACGTCACACCTACAGGGAAGAGTTTATTGATCAATTCATTCGATGCAGGCCTATCAGTATCGAAGAACTGAATGTCATAGCGATCTCCGCCACTTAATGCTAGTCCCCATTCAGATGGACTCGTATCAGGCTGATTACCTACATTGCTTGCGACAAGTGACTTCCATAGCTTACCTTGCCATGCAACTACGACTCCTGCTGCATAAGTAACACCAGGATCGTATATTCCTTCGATCTCTAGACCAGCAGGAAATCCTTGATCAACCCACTCGCCCTCAGTATAATACCAGAGTCTCCAGGCCCCGCCATTTATCTTGAGCGCCCATTGACCTTCTTTACCTAGGGCTGGATCAGGCTCTGCCCCAGCTACAAAGTAAAAGAAACCAGCTGCTTCATAGTAGGCTAGAAGCTCACGGATCTTAGCCTGTGTAATCGCAGGATCATAACGAGACCAGGACATCTTAATTAGCAGATATTCCACGTCTGTCTGAGTATCAGGAGTCCACTCTGACTGGAGCACTATATTCTCGTCGTCAGTTACCGACTCAATAAAGCCCAGGTAGTTAGCTGATGGAACCCATAGCCAATCACCTCTTACGGCTTGCGTAGTTAAAAGGGCACCATCAATAGTTACAGTAGTCTCTCCCTGCGTAACAGAAAGAGTTCCTGTATTATAGGTACCACCAAGGGCATCAACCATTTACTTCTCCTACCTATACAGGCTTAGGAATGGGAGCAATAGAGGTACCTTCGAACACAGCAAATTCACCAGGACGACGTGATATAACAGATCGACCAAAGTTCATTGCCTCTTCTTCAGTGTCGAAGACTCCGAACACTCTCTGTTCACCCATACTCCCATTGATATCAGTCCGCGCAACAAAGTATAGCTTATCCACGACTCATCTCCTTAGATCCACAATATAGACTTGACCATCAAGCATTCCAGGGCCATTGGTTAATACTAGTTGAATGGTATTCGCCGCATCTGGAAGCCCTTCGACAACCCAACCTACTGTAACAGGATCATTCAAATCCCAAGTAGAACCTCCGCTAAAAGCATACTTATATGCCCACGAGCGTCGGAGTACACCATTAACGTACAGATGAATGGTTGAAGTTGGACTTGAAGAATATCCTTCAATATGGTTATTAAAGCCACTCTGTACTGTGATTAGTGCTCGACCTGATCGTATAGTGACAGCCTTACTAAAGAATGTGATACTTGTCCAAGCACCTGCAGAAGCGTCATCTAGAGGTGGACCTGCTGCCCATGGGGATGCAAATGCTGTGACATCCATAAAAGTTGCAGCACCTGCAATCAGCTCTTCGATGCTGACACTATTGATCGTTAGATGTCGTGTCTCGATTGCATCGGTATCAATTTGAGATGCCTTCACACTAGCTGTTGCCAACATCCTAGTGGTGATGCCACCATCAACAAACATATCCCCTCTGAAGACTAGCTTGCTTACGCCATCTACCGTTGAGATGGCAAATACAGGTACAAAGGCACCCCCACTTACTCCAGGCTCTGCAACCCAAAAGTGAGAGGCAATTACACCAAAGGTAGAGCTTACACCATCATTAGTTGACTGCCATCCAGATACATAACCATTCACGTCTAACGTAAGAGTAACTGCAGCATCTACACGACCATCAACATCAGCTATTGCCGTAGCATTCAATGTAATGTCAGATTGCAGATCCCCAAACTGAGCTGAGACAGTCAGCTGGTATGCACTAAATGCACTATTAGTATCTGCAATAGCTGTAGCATTAGTTGTTACACTAGCCTCAAGATCATCGAACTGAGCTGCAACTACAACCTGATACTGCGCAAAGGACTCATCCAGATTAGCAATAGTTGTAGTGAGAAAATCGACCGAGGCCTTACCTCTAGTTGAGACCGCAGCAATTGATTGCCTGATAGCAATATCTTCTACGCTCCGAGCAGCATCATGCTCAGCAGCAAGAGCAGCAATCCTTTGTAATGTCTGCTGGCTATTAGTTATAGACTCGCCAAGATTCTTCATGACATAGTCATGCAGACCCTTCTTTAAGGAAGCAGCACTAACTGTACCAGGACCCAATGCAATATCGGGAGCCTCCAGATCTACTGATGTCCAAGGCCCATGCATTGTTGATACAGCCGCAACTCTTAGTCGTAGAGCCGCTCTTGATACTACTGCAGTTAGCTGAGGCTCAGAGACATCCGGAAGCGCTAGCCATGAAGAACCATTATCATAGGATACAGCCGCTCTATAATAAATGGCACCTGCTGCAGGCCACCAAGTTGCATCGAGAATCGGCTCTATAACTCCCTGTCTAAAGGTTGCCGACAAGAATGCGATAACAGGAACCCTTGGATCTACGAGGGTTGGGGCTGTCGGTAGTATTGGAAAAGGCGCAGATGCATCATCATGTACTGCCTCTACGTCAACTGCAAGATTGAGAGTGACCCTATCATCTTGAGGCTTACCTGACAAGACAATACAGTTACGAGCGAACTCACCTGCAATACCAAAGGCAAACGCTGGAGGTTCAGCACCATCCAACCGATCAAGAGCCTCTTCTAATGTCTGATCTAGATCAGCCTCCACGTCAGCTAGATCGCCTGCATTCACAACCAGCTTATTATCCTCATCGCCTCGTGCAACTGCAACAGGGCCCCAATAATGGCCACCTCTATCTCTAAGCTCCAAATAATGCGTCTGGCCAGTAGTCCAGTTAAGATCACGGTCAACAGTCATTACCTTAGTGATGCTATTGTACGAATTAATCTCACCTGACTGTCCCCATCTAGTAGGTAGGTTCGACTGAACTCTAACTGCAGATCCAAAGCGTAGGAGTCTACCATCATGCTCAGTATCTAAGGTAATATTGATCCGGCGTAACTGAGCTTGTCTATAGAGAAAGCCTAGCTCACGCATCATCTGTGCAGGATTAGTGATTCCTGGAAGCTGGACAGTAGCAGGCTTCGTACCCGTAAACTCTGTGGAGTTAGGCGGATATTGCAATTGAGCGGGGCCCCAGGTATTCTCATTCAAGAATTGACCTGAAACGCAATCAGCATAGGTATCATCATTGATGATATAGTCTACAGCCACACTACCACGTACAGTTTGCTGATCTGTAAGTAGCATCTGAGGAATAGGCTTCCACTCATCCCTAGTGACTGATAGAATATCTCCAACCCAAGCAGGCTTACTACGAGCCACATTTAGGATAGTGTCGAAGGCTTCTTGGAAAGTTACTGCACTATCGAACACGTAATTAAAGGCATCTCCCCGAGCATCTGCTGCAAGTGCTTGGGAATAAATCTCCTGAAAGTCCATACGTGAGAGTGGGAGTCCAGCACCATATGTTGCATTCGTCGCACAATCGTAGAATGCCCAGAAGGGATTCTTCGTAGGTATAGTAACAAATGCAGATCCATTCCAAACAGGCAGAACTCGTGTTTGGATGATACCAAACTTCTTAGCTGCATTCTGTGATAACTGTGCAGTAGCCTTAATCCGAATAGCAACCAAGGATACGTTCGGGTAGACAGAACTACCAGCCAAGAACGCACGGAGTTGTGCCCACTGAATAGCATCAGACTTCTTAGTGTCTGTACTCTCCTCAGTCGTACGTCTTACTCGAGCCTCCCAACGTCCTGGAGGCAAGTAGTCTATCTTGTACGATATCCTCTTAGGTGAACGCGTATTGAGCGTAATGATCGGTGACAATAGCGTTGACCAATCAGTAATAGGCGTACCAGCATCATCAACTCGTCTACCCTCTAACCAGATAGCAATAGTCGCATTATGCAACTCTGCATCATCGTCATTAGTAGAGAATAGACCTCCAGGCAATACAAAGTCAAAAGCCAACGCATTCGCAGTCGTACCTGAAGCATTGGCAATAAAGCCACCGAGGTACGTCGGAGATACGCTCTGACCATCCACTTCAGAGGCCGCAACTACATTGGACGGAAATAGAGTAACTGGCTGTCCAGGATCACAGAACTGGAATAGCACATCGGTAAATGAAGGATTAAGACCTGTAGTCTTATCCCATAAGACGGTATCGTCAATGAGGATCTGTTCACGATCAAACAATCCTAAACCCTGACAAAGCAGGATGTTAAGATATTGATCATCACCAATAAACTCTCCCCATGGAATAGAAGCATAGGGAGGCTCAATCTTTAAACGGCCATACTGAACAGGTATTGGCTGCAAAGGATTTGCAGTATTGCCGCTTGCAGTCAAGGAGTACATCTGAGGGACTTCCTCAGTAGTACTTGTCTTAGCCGGTTTAGGTGCCAAGAAGCTCTGAATTAAGAGGCCACCGCCAATTGTAATAGCTGCAACAGTGGCATAATATCCAAAGCTACCGGTAGCAAAGAGAGCACCACCAACCCATGGGGCAATAACTGATAACGCAACGACAGCTACGAGGGCAAAGACGTTATTCATCTTGCCGCCCCTACCTCCACCACCGCCATGTGGTTTAGAGATAAAGCTGACCTTATCGGTGGTCGAAATAGTAGTAGTAGTCCAGTCCTTCCGCAACACCGGCAGATTGTTGAGCGAGCAAACCGTGGGTATACGGAAGTTCCATTCAGTCCGTTCCAAAAATTCGGTAATAGTCTCCCCTACAACAGGCTCTTCACGCCTTATTGTATATCCGGGAAGAATAATATGCTCTATTTCGTTCGTCATAGCTTCCTCGGTTCATAGAACCTAAGCTTAGCCCATCCGGTATAACGTAGACTAGTCAAGTCCATGAAGGTCACGCCATCAGGCTCCATACAATGTAAGACACCACGCTCTGGTTGCAACCACACACCGCAATGTGCAGGCTGTCGATGCCTTGCCATAAGGACGATCGCACCATCCGACGCAGCCACAATACCACCAGAGGTATAAGGGATCTCAGCCCAGTTACGGAGTTCTTCATGCTGAGTAAACTGCTCAATCATCCACGGCCACGATGGTTCAGCCGGGACTACTACTACTGGGACCGATCGAGCGAAGAGCACCTCTTGCACATGCTTAGCTAAATGCCAACAGTCATACTTATCAGGACCCTTAGCATTAGGCTCCCAAGGCTTTCCGATTAAGGACTGTATAAACTCCAATCGGTTCATGCGTTTAACAACCCTGGGAAGTCTGTGAAGGTGAATAGCTTATTCGGGAACTTCTTATTGGATAGGTTATCCAACATCGCCGTTCCCTGCAATCGCGTTAACGTAGCTTTGACCTTCTTAATTTGGAAGGTAATTGGACCATAACAAGGTTCCGACAAATCATCCGAGCGATATTGACGCCAGACCGAAGTAAGATTGGCTCTTGTACCAACAGCCGCTTCAAGATACGGCATGACTTCTTCGCCAACGTTATCGATGATGATGTCGCAACTCGGCGTCTGACCTTCAGCAAACTCGGGCATCTGGGAATAGAAGTTAATGGCGCGAAAGAGAACTTCCAAGCCTCCGTCAAGAGGGGCACCCTCCTCCAATCTAAATGTCATATCATCTGCAACGTTTGATACCGCTCTCACTGAAAACGGACCTTCAACCTCATCTACGAATGAAGGATGGATCAGCTCAAGCGTATTGTACGTCACAACCCCAGGAGGATTGGTCGCCTCTGCTTCCTCCCAAGCTCCTGTCCAAGGATTCGTCATTAGATATCATCCAACAAGACTATTAGCCCTGAATTATCTGCAAGTGAGAAGTCCATCATTCCCGACGTATCTATTGGCTCAGGCTCTAGTTCTGGCTCTACTGAAATGACTGTAGGATAGATCCATAGGTCGAAGGACACGATAATGTGAGATGGTGCTCTTGTCTGCGACTTATACTTCGAGGCAAACTGAACAACCCTCTCTTCTTTATGGCTACCAGTCCATACGCTCATAATAAACCTGCTAGTACCTAATCCGAGCGTAGTCTTTACGAACGTCTGGAAGGTAGCAAATTGTGCCAGCGTAAACTTGATATCGAAGCTAAATCGTGCTAGCTCATCTCCAGGTAACCGTCGCGACCTCTTATTACCTCCAGCCATATCAGTGGAAATATTATCCTGATAGGCTTCGGTCTCGGACCAACTATCTACAAGAGCAGAAGTAGGTAAGCCGGTATCTGCATAATCTGGTAATGCCATTATGCAATTCCCTTAGCACGATTCAACCCGAATTGCTTCTCCATCGACCTCGATATAGGACCGCCAGAAGCAACATCACTATGGAAGGCATCCCGTACCAACTGTTGGACTATTGCATCAACTCGCATACCACCATTTGAGGACTTGGTCGTTTGCTGAGTCACTTTGGTACCTGGCGCCTCATGAATATGGAGCTCAACACCACTACCCCCTCCAGTCATACTAACAGGAATACTACGACCATCTGGCAAGGGAACATAAGCCTCACGTTTAGACCCCTCTCCAAAGAGTGCCATTTGTGGACTTGATGCAATACCACCAGCAGCATAACGCCGAAGAGGTATCTCACCTCCAGAGGACATAATACCGCCATTTGCAAATTTAGGCATATGGAGACCACTACTAAACAAACTACCAACCATACCACCTATACCTGAAGTACCTCCTAGCGTAGGAGTATTCAGGCCGAATAGGAAGTTCTTCAATGGGTTAAGAGCCGATAGCTGTAGCATGGTCTTGAGGATATCCTTGACCACGAACTTAACCGTATCTCCAAAGGCCTCCATCTTATCCTTACCATCGACAAGAACGTCAATGAAGGAATTCAATCCCTGATCAATACCATGAGAGAAGAATCCACTAAGCATCTGGAAGGAGGAAACATGGTTACGAATATAGATTTCGCCCTCTCTAAGCTTAAGCAATGAATCGTGGTACTGCTTAACCAACTCCGTCAATTGACTTGCAGGGATCTGAGCCCTAACCAAACTCTCCTTGAACCTCTCTGTCGAATGCGTAACGTCTTCTAGCATCTCGGCTTGCTGCCTAGCTGCCGGAGACATAAAGAGGTTATTATAGTGCGCCTGAAGAGTACGGATCTCTTCCTGAGCCTTACGAACAGCCCCAAGAGACCTTGCAGAAGCTTCCTTTGCAGGATCAGGCTTCATATGGGTTTCGACTTGGGTCTGCCTCTTATAAAGATCCTGGAGTCCTGCCAGATTCTTTTTGGTATTAGCAATAGCTGCATCTGTCCTTTGGAGTCCAGCCATCTTAGGGCCGACATCAAATGTCTTCCACAATGTATCGAGCTGTTCTTGTGTAGCTCCTAAGCCTTCAGCCAACTTAAGCTTAGCATTCGGAACTTCCAACAGTTTCGCCTGCTCTTCTCTAAGAGCCTGTAAGACCTCAAGACGTTGATGGGCACTTTTCAAATAGTCCTCTGTTGGCTTCCTATCGGAGGAAACCATTTTCTCCTGAGCCTTAAGATACTCTTCCACTGCCGGAGTAGCAGAGAGGTAGGACTTCTTAACGTTCTCCATTGCATCGGTCGTGAACTTATATGCAGCAACACCACCGGCAACTGCAAGACCCAACTTAACTACAAGACCGATCAACGAGCGGACACCAGTCATCATACTAGCAGTATTAAGCTCAACGACCGCGGTAGTTAATGCAATAACACCTGCAGTGATAGCTCCCAACCCAGCAATAACCGCTTGTCCTGTAAAGGCAGCCGCAAGCCCTGCAGCAATAGCAGCAAGCCATGCAATCACCTTTGGCATGACGTTCCCTGAGTTTGCCAACGCATCAGCAACTGAGTTCAGGACGTTCTTGTAAGCGGAGCTGAAACCAATAATCTTGTCCAGATTATCCAGAGCTACCATACGTGCAGTAGTCAATCTACCTTCAGCAGCCGCAATAGTATCGATCTTAGCTGCGGTATCAACGTTATAACGTTGTACCAATGTCTCGGTAAACTTGACTAGTGCTGAAGCCCCAACTTCGCCTGCCTTCATCATCTTGGCAAGCTTCTGAGTCGTCACACCAAGAGATGCTGCCATAATTTGAACAGCACCGGGCAGTCGATCACCTAACTGACCTTTCAACTCTTCTGCCGAGATAACGCCCTTCGAGATCATCTGCTGAATAGCCAACAAGGACCCTGCAGCTTCCTCACTCGACATGCCTAGCTTAGCAGATGCATAGACAATACCTTCAAAGACCTTCCGGGTACGCTCACCCTCCAGATTGGTACCTTTAGAAGCGGCCTGCAACTGACCATACTGCTTAGCCAACACGTCAAATGCAACACCCGTTTGCATAGACAAGTCAGCAATATACTTCAACTGCAAGTTAGCAATTGTCGAGCTACCTGAAACTGCTTGTAGTGTCTGGGATACTTGTTCGATGGAACGCTCTGCTGCAATAGCTGCCTTTGAGACTCCATAGAACGCAGCTGCTCCTGCTGCCATACCACCGATCATACCAGCCCAAGCTAAGCTAAAATGCTCCGAGAGGCTAGCAATAACCGATAGACGAGTTGCAATACCAGAGAGCGGCCCTGCTACTAGGACTGCAGCACCTGCAAGCTTCTGTAGGGAAGAAGCAAACGGACCACCCTCTGCTTGACGTTGGGTCGCAACATACCGAGCAACAATACGCTCAGCATTACTCATATGTTGGCCAAACCGTTCAATCTCTCGCTGGAATTGAATGGTTGATAGCCGACCTTGAGTCATACGTTGGGTCAAAAGATCCAGGTTACGAGTTGATAGGCGGTTCAACCCACTGATGAGTTGCTCTGGAGCGCCCGTCCTACTAACAGCATCCTGAAACTTCTGAACCTTTTGTAGTGCCGAAATAGCCGCACGCTCTTGCTTTAAGAAGGCATTCGCAGTAGCTGCCGATCCTGCAGCAGTAGACGCAGCCGCTCTTTCAACGGCTGTACCAAAAGCTGTAATGTCTTGGATAGATGAGCGGAGCCGTTGAGTATCGGCTCCAATCCCAAACGTGATTTGTCCAAGATTGATAGGCATTACCTGCTACCCTTCTTACTGCGCTCTTCTCGAATCCGGAAGAACGCGTGCCATAATTCAAACTTGCTCTTGGGCCAATCGAGAACTACGTCATAGTCCAGACTAAGCTCAAGAGCAATCTGCATTACGAGGTAGAGGTCTGGCCTTTCTTGGAGTCGTCTTTTTGCGGCGTAAAATTTATGTCTGTAATCTCCTGCAACGCATTTGTCACACGAGTCATATTTTCATCGAAGGGCAGCTCAAGGATAGCTGCCTTATCGGCATCCTCAAAGATCTTCTCCGAAGTGCCTGGAATATATGCGTATTGCAGAAGAATGGAAGCCACGGTAGATGAGACACCATCTTCGCCCTGCTCCTTAAGTTCCTGCTGAGCTGCAAGAATATCGCGGAGCTTGGGTTGACGGAGTTCGATCTCGGTATCAAAGAAGGTGAGGATCTTCGACTTGAGTTCCTTCTTGGCAAAGATCTTTGCCCGAATATTATCTCGTGTCGGAGTGGACGCAGGCGTAGGCGTAGATGATGTTGACATTAGAGCCTCCCGAGCTCGGTTAAAAGAGTTGGTACGCTATTATACCAACTCCAAGTAGTATGATTCCAAGACTAGTGTAGATGGCCAGATAGCATTTCCAGATCATTACGGGAACGCCACTGGAGCATCAGAACCTTGAATATTGACGGTAAACTCGTTCATCGCGTTCAAGCCTCCTGAGAGTGAAAGGTCGGTAAGGATACCCCCACCTTGAACACCTGTAGTACCGTTTTCAAGGTAGTTGATCTTCGTCACGGTACTATTCTGCCAAGAGTTGATGGCAGTAATGATGGCATTCGATAGTGTCGTATCTGCCGCAAACGTCCATCGGAATGGGATGGAGATATTCTCTTGTGCAGGGACTGCCAATGAGAACGAGAGGTTCTGCTGCTCGAGATCACCAACATCACCTGACTGGCCAGTACTCATAGCTTTGAACCAGCCACGAGCAACCGACTTACCAGAACCGTCAGGATTAATCTCGATAACCATCTCGGCGCGAGCAGCCAAGAGTGCTCGGAATCCGTTCGTCGGAGCATAAATACCCTGCAACGAGAGTGAGACAGTCTTCAAACCATATTCGTAGGTCTGATAACCGCCATTCGTTTGCGCCGTCTCATAGACCGTATTGTCGTTGGCATTGGCGTTCTGGGTGAGGGTAAACCCATTGGCCTTTGCAACCTGAGTCATAGGAAGATACTTGCCTGAAACAGTGACAGTACCACCAGGCGCAGTATCGAGAATGACTCTACCAAAGAGATAATCCAAGGTGTAGTCTTCACCCTCGACTAGCGTAGTAGCGCCGTCCTTCACTACCACAGCTGTGAGACGATCCCAGATGTTCTTGGTGGCATCGGAAATCTTATACGTAGTACCCGAAACAAGTTCCATAACCTCATCAGTAAAGGTCGTAGGAGTACCCGACTTCAGGATCTTAGCAACATAACCAGCAAAGCCTTTGTAGAGGCCATTAGCTGAGATCGACCAGTTGATCATACCAGTCTGAGAAGACTCATATTCCTGACCGAAGATCGTGTCGTTGATGGAGGAGGCTTCATCAGTCAACTCTCCGGTATTACCAGGAAAGGTATACCAAGTAGTGCCATCATCCGGCGAGATCTGAATGCGCTTGACCATTTCCTACTCCTCTAGAGAGGTTCACGTTGCGTTAGTGCGTTGTCCGCAGGCTCAATAATAACCCTGAAATTCACTGAGAAGGTAGGTCTATTTGCATCGTCATAATTAAGGAACCCTATGTCCCCCATGCAAATGATGCTAACTAACCTATCTGCTCCTACGTCTTGAGAGTCGAGACCTAATAGGCAATCTCGAACCTGACGAATCTTAGTGTATGCTCCGTTATAGTCATTAGTGTTGCCACGAACATGTACCATAACCATAGAGTAGTCAACTAACCATCTAGGATTGGGATTCTGACCTCCAGAGTCATAGAAGACTACCAGTTGATTGGGAGCATCAAGCATTCTACCAATCTTAGAAGTCCATCCCGTTGAGCCATTAACTACCGTAGTCGGGACAAGACTCTGAAGTATGAATGCAGGTGAGGTCATATGCCCAATACCTGTTGATAGCCTTCTGCGACCCTATCAATGATGTTGCCAATATCCTCGTTTACTGCACGTTCCAACCACTTAGCCTGTGTGGGAGGTTCGTGCCTCATTTCCAAGTTCTCATGGACATAAGCCGTATAGTGAGGATGTCCCCCTTTACCATAGCCCATCTCAACAGTAGGCTGCCCACGAAACGAGGTAATCTCTAAATAACCAGAGCCCCGAAGATCACCAGTATCTACAGGACAATATTCCTTAGACTTTTCAAACGTCGGCTTAAGAGCCTCTAACATAATCTCCGGCGTGACGTTCTCAGTCTCGTTGATGATATACTCCAGATCGGCCTTAATCTTCTTCATCGCCTCATTTGCCATACGAACATACGTAGACTCCGACGCATAAGCCGGAACCTTGACGTTCGTCTTGCCCATCTTGAGACGTGCAAACATTACAGATACACCGTAGTCAATTGCTTAAGGTTACGAAGATCTGGTGTAGTACCAACGTTCTGAATAGACTCTGCGCCAACTACTGTAGTAGGATCCGTCTCCTCAGACGTACCCAAAAATAGATAGCCATCAACACTAACAGGCTGAGCTAAATAGACACGAGCCTTAGATACTACTTCTTGACCTGTCTTTGCCATGATTTGAGTCTGGTTATTCTCCCAACGGCACTTAAGCTCAACAGGAGTATTCCAGAGTGGCTTACCATACAAATCGGAGCCTCCAGAAGGCTCCCAATATGTACATACCTGATTAAGCTTGTGTTCTAAGGACATCAGGAATATCCACTATCTCAAATCTAGCCTTTAGACCTGCATTTGTAGTTGAGGCAGCAAGAGTACCTGTAGTATCTAAGATCATGGCCATCTGACCGAATCGAGTAGAGGCAAAGCCTTTAGCACTAATGTCGGGTGTAACATAACTGTCGTCAGAATCACCCATACGCTCTCGTCGAAGGCCGCCATTCTCGTAAGTCAGAACCAGCAAATGTGCTGTTAAATAAAGGACCACAGTATCCATAGTCTTGGTGGATAGTCCCTTATTTGACAGCAGAGTAGTGGCAATATTCTCGGCAATAGAAACAAAAGTGGCGATTGGGGCGTTTGAGGAAGCAGGATAGATCGCTTCAACATCTTCTGTTGTTACTGACATCTTCCTACTTCCTCAAATTAGGCCAGCTTAGACCTTCTTGGTATTGGTCGACTGTGCTGCAGAACCTGCACCCGTTGAAGGCGTCGGCTTATCCTGCTGCGTCTTCTTCTTATCCTCTTCGGTCTGAACCTTGTCAGCACCTTCAGGATTGACCTTCACGGCAGGAGCTGCAGGAGTCAGAACCGGTTCGTCATCCTCAGCGTCCTGAGCATTCACAGGTTCAAACTTGTCCCGGAAAGCTTCATACTCACGCTCGGTCAACGAGACTTTGTCACCCTGGCGATAATCCTTCGCATTGCCCTCTTTATCGAGGCCAGTATGCTGACGGCCAACAAGGCGATATACCTTGGTCTTCTTCTGCGGTTTTTCATCGGCCATGTAGGCCTCCTATCTTTATGGTTACGCCAGTACAGCCACTATTAAGCAGTGGCTGCGTGAACGATTCCTGACTGACCTTCTGAGTCAGTACGGAAGCGCGGAAGCATGATCGCAATGATCTTGAAGTGCGTCACGAAACCACCGTGAGAGTCCCACTGAACCATGGTCGGCTGAATACCGTTGATCATCTGCACGACGTCAGCGGTAAGCTGAACCAGAAGGACTTCATTGTCCGGGAGGTTCGCAGTAGCACGGAAGCCAGCAACACCCTCGATCTCGAGCAGGCGCTGACGAATCGACTTGTCAGACTCCGCCTTGAAGTCGTTGCCCATGTTGATGCCTGCACCGATACCATGATAAATCATGTACGGTCCATACATATGGTCTGCCTGAGCCTTGGAGATCATGTCCAAGATATCAGCGAGCATTGCGGCGCCCGTTGCAGTAGCCCAAGAGGTCGTGAGCGTCTTGGTATTACGGCCAGGAGCAGTACGATACCCGTAGATGGTGTTGTTGGCACCAAGACCAGCGTAACCATCCCAAAGGAGACCTTCGATCTTCTCCGCAACAACACGACCGGCCTTCTGAGCCATCGTGGTATCGAGAGGCTGACCCGACTTACGGGAAGCTTCCAGATGACGGATATTCAGCGTCCAATCCTTGTGGATGATGGGCACCGGAATACCAGTCAGACTGAACTCGAGTCGGTCGTCTTGCGAACGCTGAATACCGCTCATGCTGATCGCAGCCGGCGTCAGGTCCGTATCGTTCTCCCACTCAATCCGAGTAGTACCCAGAGCATTCGGAAGATTCATGGAGAGGCCACGACCCATCAAATCGGCGACGCCAATAAGACGAGCTTTGGCAATCTCGACGATAGCCTGGTCGAACATCTTCCACTCGTCCCTGCGGAGAGTGTCATTGGTTCGAAGGGAGTTGATATTGAAATTGCTCTGCAGCAGACGCTGGGCAACCAAGCCACCCTTCAAAGAACCACCGGTGGTGGTCATGAGGTCGACAACGGGATCCATTTTGGACTTTCCTTATAAAATGGTATGAGTGAGTGGTTGAGATTACTTGATGAGAATCTGGATACGTGCCGAAGAGACAGCGTTGCCAGAGTTGTCAACCGCTTGAATGGCCTGGCCAAGAGGCGTACCAGCTGCCAACTTGCGCACAGTACCATTACCGGCAGACTCAACCCAATCACCAACTGCAATTGCGGCTGCTGACGGCGCAACGAGCGCATTGACTTCAGCTCCCGGAGGAACGAGCCAAACCTGAGCCCAATCATCTGCAGCAAAGGCATCATCGATACCCTTACCATTGTAATCGGCCTCAACGACGAAAGCGCGGAGTGCAACACCGCCAGCAGACGGGTGTACTACCCACTTGCCTGCAGAATTCAAAGCAACGAGATGACCAGGAGTCATAGCGCCGCCACAAACACCTTCCTTCATGATCGATGTTTCTTTACCGACCAAGAGAATGGTACGAGGATTAACCTTCGGAACAGCCATGGAAATATTCTCCGTTATGGCAATGAGATTGAATTAAGCAGCGTTCGCAGCCTTCGGAGCCTCAAACACCAACGGGGCCGGGGTGATCGTATCATCCTCAGTCGTCGCATTCGCAGAGACCGGGAGAGCAGAACCAGCGTACGTCGGAACCGAAGCGAGCTCAGCCAAACTCTCGAGCGTATCGAGCGACTGAATAGCAAGGTACTCGTCAGAGAACTTGCAACGGCCCGAATCCTTCAGAGCCTTGATGGTCGACTGCTTCCGATCGTTGTGCAGCTTCAGGCTGGAATTCAGGACTTCCTGCATTTCCTTCGGTGCCTGAGCAATAAACTCTTCGGTCGTTGCGGGCTTCTTAGCTTCCTGGACTTTCGGCGTCAGCTTGAAGCCAACAGCCTTACCGTCAGCATCGAAGTTGATCTCGAGCGTACCCTGCTCGTTGGTCACAGTATCAACACGGGGCTTCTTGGCTTCCTCAGTCGTGGTCGTAGCAGCCGGGGCAGCCGGAGCTTTCCCAGTCTCTTTGGTATTGTCGGTCATGGATTGCTCCTGATTACCCGAGGCATCATCGCTCTCGGTAGTGCTATTAACGACAACGACCTTGGTGATAAGATTCACCTGTTCGACGTCATCGCTAAGAGTTGCTTTGCCTGCTGCAGATACGGTATATCCGCGCTGGAATTTGTTATAGACACCAGTCATCTGGTTGTAGTTCTCGTAGATGACCTTATCAGCAGTCATCCCAACGATATAGATGTACTGACTGCCTGTAGCTAGTTGAAGAGCTTGTGTAACCAAGTCTCGTGCGTCGTTGAATAGGACTGCTCCTGAGATGGTGTTGGCAATCGTAAGCTCTTGATGAGCCTCAGGCCCTTCTTCTTTAGCCTTATTGGCATCTTCACCCGACGTGTTCGTTTTTGGATGGTCCTTGTCTTCACACGTACCTCCCTGAGCACAGCTATCACAGCAAGCACCGACCTCTGTACGGAAGTCTTTGACTGCTACGAACTTGGCTTCTGGGGAGGAGTTCACGGCCAACTGAGCACCACAGCCATCCTTATTGGAGCAGGCGCCGACAGTACCGTTGGGAAGAAAGGCAAGATGATCTGGGACGATATCTCGCTGAATACCGTCATATTTCTGGTTGTTATGGAGCCCCGAAGTCTGCTCAATCATGGCAAAATAACCAGTAGAGACTTCAATCATCTCGCCCTTTTGCAAGGTTTCGAAGATTGACTTGCTATCCTCATTGAGATTTGCAACCAGGTCAGGATCGACCCAAGCCTCTAACTG